TTAAAGCCGGTTCCCACCGCCATGCTCTCCCGTGAATCTCTTTCACCACCAAACGAGACGTTCAGTTATGACTAAGGCTGGACAGGGCAAGACAAGGGCTCTGAAGGCCGTACCAGAGGCGAACAGAGACGAACCGAGATTGGACACGGCAATTCTTGCGCCGAAGTCTCTAATCGGCTCTCCTACGCCCAGAATCCATTCACGCCTTAACGATTTACCGTCTAAAGGCGATGAGCTGATTGCATTCGCGGAGTCTTGCGGTATTGATTTGATGCCCTGGCAACGATTTGTTATTCATCACGCCCACAAAATCAAAGATGATCAGAGATGGGCAGCTTCTGAGATTTGCATCGTGGCAGCTCGACAACAAGGTAAGTCCACGCTCTTATTGATCCGGGCACTGGCCGGACTCTTTCTCTGGAACGAGCCCTTGCAGATTTCATCAGCTCACCGGCTATCGACGGCTCTGGAGTTGTTCCGCCAGATTGTCAAGATTATCGAGACAAATGATTTCTTAAAGAAACAGGTTCAAGTAATTCGATGGGCTCATGGATCCGAAGAGATTGTCACAATCACCGGCAATCGCTACATGGTACGCGCCAGCAATAACGCGGCGCGTGGAATCAGCCGACCAGAAGTCGTCTATATGGACGAGCTCTCAGAGATGAAGGATCTCGATGGGTTCGCCAGTTTACGCTATACCATGATGGCCTCTAGGAATCCGCAAGTCTGGACGTTTTCGACAGCCGGTGATCAGGAGTCAGTCGTACTCAATCAGCTACGCGAGCGCGGAATGGCTGCTGCCGTCGGCGGTACGGATTCAATCGTTTATCTGGAATGGTCTGGATACACCGACGACATTACGGACGAAAAGAATTGGATTGCAAGTAATCCAGCATTAGGCCACACAGTCCATGAAGATAACATTCGCGCCGTTCTTAATGATCCGCCCCACGTTGTTCAGCAGGAAGTGTTATGTCGCTGGATCCATCAGAAAGACGCAGTCATTCCGGCAATTTCATGGAAAGAGTGTGAAGATGCCAGCGTCGAGCTCGATGTCGAGAAGACGACTTGGTTCGGACTTGATTTATCGCCGGATCGTAGAGCAGCCGCATTAGTAGCCGCCCAACGCATCGGAAACGACAAGTTCGTCGTCAAGCTGCTGCGAACATGGGAAAACTCAGTTTCACTCAATGATCTAGAAATGGCGAATCAAATTGCGGAGCATTTCCGCAAGTATCCAGTCGAAGTTATTGCTTACTCAAAGAGAACGGCCACGGCCGTTGCTGGTCGTTTAGTTCCAGCCGGTATTCCGATTATGGACTTTGATGGACACAATTACGCGACCGCGTGCGATCAACTACTTTCGGCCATTACATCGAATCGACTTCGTCACTCTGGCAACGAAGAGCTGACAAAACAAATGCTCTCAGCCGTCAGATTGCCGCATGGCGATGGCGGGTGGGTAATTGGGCGCAGAGCTTCCCAGACGACAGTATGCGCCAGCGTTGCCACTGCGCTCGCTACATTCTATGCGACACGCCCAGAGACAGAGATAGACATTCTGGTCGGTTAGATGTATAGCCGACCTTTAGACTTCACACATGGGTCTATTCTCTCGCACAATCACGACTGCGGCTCCGGCTGCGACTTCCGACATTGAAGCGTCTTTGGCTCCAGTAAATGTCACTAGCTCTCTCTACAATATCTACGGCGTCGCCGGCATTACTGCATCACGCGTCGAGTTTATGTCCGTACCAACGTGCGCGAGAGCGCGAAACATTATTTCGTCCAGTGTCGCATCGATTCCGCTCCGGGTTCGCACAAAGGCAGATGGCGCACGTGTAGAGCTTGTTCCAAAGGTAATCAATCAACCAGATCCACGCGTTCCCGGATTTGCAACGTATGCTTGGCTTGCAGAAGATTTGCTGCTATATGGTTACGGGTATATGCGCATTCTTGAGCTTTATGCAGACACGTATCGCATTCGTAGTGCAGAACGCATTGATCCAACACGCGTCACAATTAAAACAAATGCGATGGGAACAGAGATTGATTACTACTGCGTAGATTCAATTCCAGTTCCATACGATGGCGTCGGAAGTCTTGCAGTGTTCTATGGCGTCGATGAGGGCATTCTCAATCGCGCTGGTCGCACAATTAAAGCTGGTGCAGAGTTAGAACGCGCTGCGACAATGTACGCACGCGAGCCAGTTCCAACAATGGTCTTGAAATCTAACGGCACTGCACTTCCAGCAGATCGCATCGCGAAACTTTTGGAATCTTGGGGGCAATCACGTCGCAATCGTTCAACTGCATTCTTGAACGCTGATGTGGAATTGCAGACACTTGGATTCGACCCAGAGAAGCTGCAACTCAATCAAGCTAGATCTTACGTTGCAACAGAATTGGCGAGAGCAACGGGCATTCCGGCGTATTACGTAGATGCAGAATCTGGCTCAAGTATGACTTATTCCAACGCACAACTTGCGCGTCAATCTTTGCTGGACTTCTCACTTCGTCCGATTATGACTGCGATTGAAGAGCGTCTTTCAATGACTGGCTTGGCCAATGATTTCGTTCCAGCATCGCAAGAAGTTAAGTTTGATTTAGATGATTACTTGCGTGGATCAGCGAAAGAGCGCGCAGACGTTTACAAGATTCTCTACGACATCGGAGCTCTTACTTCCGATGAAATCCGACTAGAAGAGGAAATGATCCGATGAAAGAAATAAAGCTAACTCCGATGAATCTAGATTTCTCAATCAAAGTCACGGCAACGGACTTTCCAAAGCGCGAAATCTCTGGACGCATTGTTACCTGGAACGAAGAGGGCTCCACATCAGCCGGCTCGACAATGTTTAAGCCTGGCTCCATTACTTTCAGCGATACGACTAAATTGCTACTTGAGCATCGCCGTGAATCTCCAATCGGATTCTTGAAGAGCTACAAAGTCACCGATGACGGTATCGATGCGACGTTCGCTATCGGTAACACAACTGCCGGCAACGATTCTCTGGTCGAGGCATCTTCCGGATTACGCGACGGATTTAGTGTCGGCGTTCTGGCTGAAAAGTATAAGAACGTCGATGGCGTTCTAGTTATTAGCGCAAGCGCGCTCAAAGAAGTCTCACTTGTTACAGATCCGGCCATAGCGTCAGCGAAGGTCGCAGTCGCAGCTAGTGAGCAAGAAGATTCTGAATCCGTCGTGGAAACAGAAGAACAAACTACCGAAGGAGAAAACGAAGTGGAAACAACTCCAACCGTTACAGAAGCACCAGCCGAAACGGTTGAGGCTTCCAAAGTCGTACAGGCCGAGGCAGCTCGTCCGCTCTATTTCACATCACCACGATCACCAATCACAACAGGTGGCGCATATCTTGAGCACACAATTAAGGCAGGACTTGGCAACGAAGATTCTCGTCAGTATGTAAAAGCTGCTGACGATTCATTCACAACAAATCCAGCTTTCTCACCAGTGTCATATGTTCGTGACGTTGCACAAAACACAAACGCAGACCGTCCAGTAATTGACGCATGCGGTGGAACACGTCCATTGAGCACATACGGAATGACAGTTTCAATTCCAAAGATTACTGCAAATTCAACTGCCGCAACAGTGGCAGAAGGCGGAGATCCAACAGCAACGACTGCGATCACTTCAAGCTATGTGAACGCTACTGTAATTAAGAAAATGGGATTTCAACGCTACAGTGTTGAGCTCCTGGATAGAAGCGACCCATCTTTTTACGAAATCATGCTTTCTAATTTACGGGACGCTTATGCTCAAGCAACTGACGCGTATGTAATTGCTCAGATTACTGCTGGCGGAACTCAAGCAACTGCAACTGCTGCTGATTCAGCTGGATTGATTTCATTCGTATCAACAGAAGCACCAGCTGCTTATACTGCAACAAAGCGCACTGCTAAGTCATTCGTTTCAGGTACTTCCATCTGGGCGACGCTTCTCGGCGCAACTGATACAACAGGACGTCCAATCTACAACGCTGGAAATCCTATGAACAACGCAGGATCTGCGGTTCCAACATCAATTCGCGGAAACGTTCTTGGACTTGATTACTATGTTGATCCAAACATGGTTTCAACTTCAATCGACGAATCAGCATTCATTATCGAGCCACGTTCAATCGAAATCTTCGAATCTCCAGCTTTAACATTGGCGACAAACGTGCCAACAACAGGCGAGATTGAGATTTCACTTTACGGTTACATCGCAGCTCAAGCCGTCTTTGCAGGCGGACTTCGTCGCTTCAACCTAACCTAAGCAAACTAATCATGGGCTAGGTGCGCTCCCGTATCTAGCCCAGCAGCTCACATAAAGGAGACAGAGATGCCAGCAATCATTACCGTAGCAAGCCTTCGGACGGTTCTTGGCGTCT